CTTGCAGCATTTACTGCTGATGATCAGTTCAAATCATATGAAGATCTCAAGTTACGTCTTGAGTCTACATTGAAAGGTAACTATTCAAAACCATTGGATGAAGAAACATTTGGTGAAGATGTAGAATCTACACCCGCACCTATTGCTTCTGCCCCTGCTTCAGTAAATGAAGAAACGGACACGTTATCGTATTTTGCTCAACTAGCACAAGACGACTAAATATATTTGTTCGAGATGGATCAAGCACCCTTCGGGGTGCTTTTTTATTACATGTTTATATCTGATACGCTACTAGCAAATTTAGTTGCATTTCCTTTATTAAGTATCTCTCCATAAGTCGCTACAAAATCTTCTATTATATCTGGTTTGATAACTTTAATCAATTGTTTCTCAGCATTTATTTCATTCTCATACTGTGCATTGGAAACTGACACAGTTGGAGTTGCAGTAACAGTTGTAGAACCATTGTAATATGCAACTGAAAAATTAGATGGAACAACTTTCCCTGCAGGTACAATAATATTATTGTTAGCATCTCTTACCTCTGTCGTTACATGATGCTTAGTTGCCTGTGGATTATCATATTTGTTTGCAACAAAATCTTCTAATTGTTTTACAGATCTAGGCCATTGTGCATAGTAATCTGTTATATCATTTGCAATTAACAAAGTCCAATTATAGAATGGATTTCTATACAATCTTACAGCAATATCTTCGGGTCTTTCTCCATCACCAACAGTTGTCTCATCAAATAGTGTCACTTGTGATTTAAACTCGGTCAATATTTGAGCACGTCGCCAAATATTTTTAACGTATAAAAAATCTGGATCAAGAGGTTTTGATGAGAAATTATATAATACTTCTGGTAATTTCCTTAACATTAGAATGATACCTCTCCAGTATGTTGTGCATTTTTATCAGCAACAAATCCACCTTCAGATGTCTTGCCAGCTTTAAATTTACCTACACTTATAAGTGCTGAGTTTCTATTTTCAGAGTATGATGAACCTTCCATATCCACACGTGTAAGTTTTGTTGTTTCTTTAAACATCAATTCCATAGTTACCATGGGAACTGTTCCATCAAATACGGTTTGTAATTGACCAAAAGGTGTAGTATTGACAGTCAAACCAGTCAGTGCACATAATTTAGTTCTAGGCATCATTGGATGTTGAATTGCATTTCCTGTTGGACGTCCATCAGCATCGCATTGTACAAACTTAGGTGTCAATACAAATACATCTGGAAATGTAAGCATAACCGCACTACCTCTACCTGATTTTGAATTAGGATGCATGCCACGTTTAAACCACTCAATTATTTCTATTACCCTGTTACTCTCTTGTTTATTTCTTGATGCTAATTCAAATCTAAAACTAAACTCCCTACCTTGCATTCTTTCAAAAAATTGTATTGAGTTTTCATTTGGTGCTAATCCTGCTAATCCTGCAACGTTCTTAGGATTAAGTGGACTATTGATTTTAAATGGATCAGCAGCAGTTTTTATACCACCAACTGCACCTTGAATTATTTTTGTAGGATCTATTACACCACTAATTTTTCCTATTTGTGATCCTTGAGTAAGTTTCTGACCAAGAAAATCTAAACCACCACCTATGATACCTCCCGCAGTAGCAACTCCTGCAAATTTACCCGCTTCATCAGCAGCGAGTGCTAAGGTTCCAAGTTTAAATTCGTTACTCCAATCAGCACCATACTTGTATTGAAACTCATTAGGCAAAGGCAAGTTACAAAGACTTGACATTAAACCTTTATTTTTTCTGTTTATTTTATCTTGTTTCTCTTTTAATAATTGTCCTACTGTCTTTTTTGTGCCATCAGCTAATTGGACAACGATATTTGGATCAATACCCTCTTGATTGATGTTTATCTTATCACCCTTTACAGTTTTGGTTCTTGTCTTTCTCCCAAAAAAACCAGTTTTTTCAGTTACTTGTCTATCTTCTGTTCGATATGTATCAATATCATTAACAGTAGTTTTGCCAGGTTCACCAGATCCATAAGCTACTGCCAACGCATTGGATCCTGTCCTGACTAAATCTGATATTTTACTTCTATTGAATGATCCAAGAGCATCGTTAAACTCTTTTGCAACAGTTTTTTGTGCTTCGTCATAACTATACTTCTCTATTTGTAGAAAAGAAGCAAAAGGAATGGACGATAAACCAGTTGGATATTCTATTACAGTGTTTTGTTGAGTCATCTATTGTAATGAAATTTTTCTAATGGCAACGTGCTTAGTAGTTGCACTTCACTCTCGTTTATTTCAAAAAAGAGACTGTCTGCTCTCTTAGGTATATATTGACGTAAAGTTTTTTTGGGAAACCTTTTATTATTTAGTGCCTTTAATCGAGCATTTGTAGTTCTTATGTAATGTACATTGGCACCTATGAGATTATTCTTCTTAAATTCCATGGCATACACAAGTGGATACTCATCCCACTCGGAAAGTTTATCTGCAAATTTAGGTTCATATTCAAACGTATAATACTTACCTGTCTCTGGTGACTCAGTAGCATCATCTAACAGTAAGTTGAAAACCTCTTGTCTCAACTTTGAATTTGATATCTTACTTCCTTTTAGTTCTGTAATTAGAGGGTCGAATCTGCTCTTCGGTGAAGATTCTGAAGACGTATCCTCTGTTTTCGCAATAGTCATGTGCAGCTTCCCATTTTACTTGGTTTATGATGTAAGTCTTTCTCTCTGCAAGGAATGTCTTTCCTCTAGATTTGGGTGGTAGTGTTTGTCTTTTTGGTTTTACCTCTATAATTTCTTTGATTATTTTTCCAGTCTTAGGATCTAATCTCTCACAGTAGAAATCGGGATAATATCTATGTATCTTACCGTCAAATGGATTGCGATAGGGAATTATTATCTCTTCCGATGACCAAAGTTTAACTTCCGTTTTCCTATCAAAATACATCATCACCTTCCTTTCCCACAGTGAACGGTAAATTACACACGTGGGATCACCTTTATACTTCTTATAATTGATGACTTTATACTTTCCCTTATAAGACTTCATAAATACATATAACAAACCATATCAGGTATTTATGGTAACTGCAAGAGGACTAGAGAATTTTATGAGATCCATCGGCAAAGCTGGTGGTATTTCTGCGTCTAATTTATACCAATTTTCATTCCAACCAACTCCAAAATTACAAAAATTCTTTAAAGATAACCTGTTAGAAGAGTTTTTAAAGTTAACTGACAATGGTGATGAGATAAATTTGCAGTTGTTATGTAATGAGATACAGTTGCCTGGCGTGACATATTCAGCATTTGATATAAAGTCAGTTCACAAGGGCATCACACAGAAGATGGCGACTGCAAAAGTATATAATGAATTAGATGTTAGTTTCTTCATGGATGGAACATCACTACCATTAAGATTTTTTAGAGCATGGCAAGACTTTACATCCAACGGTGTAGCTTCTAACCCTGAGTTCTTCTATGATGATCAAGAATATAAGAGAGCATTCGCATCTAATTACTATGAAGACTATGCATGTGACATGTTTATAAACAAACTAGAAAAATATGATGGTAAGATAGCTGGTACAACTGACACCAATGGCAATAGAAAGAAAGACTCACTTGCTAATCCATGGAATGCCAGATTAGTTAAGGCATACCCATACACTGTAGCATCAATACCATACTCAGCAGGTCCTGCACAACTTGTTAAGGTAACTGTAGGATTTTACTATGAGTATAGTCACTTAATAACCACCTAATTAGGTTGCTATATAATATACTGATTTTATAAATTATGCCATTACCTGAGATTGCGACGCCAATCTATACCTTAACTATTCCTTCTACAAAGAAAAAGGTAAAGTATAGACCATTCCTTGTCAAAGAACAAAAGTTATTAATATTGGCATTAGAGAATGACGATCAAGAACAAATATTAGACGCTATTACCAGTACCATAAAAAACTGTCTACACACTAAGGTAAAGATAGAAGATTTGGCATTGTTTGATATAGAATATTTGTTTCTACAGATACGTGCTAGGTCGATCAGTGAAGAGATTGAGATGAAGGTTACATGTGCTGATGATGGAGAGACCACGGTAGACGTAAAATTTTATGTAAATGACGTCAAAGTTAATTTTCCTAAAGGACACACTCCTGTCATCAAGTTATCAGATGAAATTACTGTCGAAATGAAGTATCCAGATTTGGAATACTTTACTAAGATTAATTTTATAGGTGAAGAACCCGATCCATATGAGTTGGTTGCTAAGTGTATTAAGAGAGTCTATGTTGGTGAGGAAGATTATAGTTCGTTCACAACTGAGGAATCTAGAGGGTGGGTAGAGTCACTAACCAACTCACAGTTTACTGAAATACAAAAGTTTTTTGAGACAATGCCTAGTTTAAAACACGTGTTGAAGGTAAAAAATCCTAAAACTAAAGTTGTAAACGACGTTGTATTAGAAGGGTTATCTGATTTTTTCGCATAGCCCTCTTCCATGAGGGCATCATGACCTTTTATCAAACTAATTTTTCTCTCGTTCAACACCATAAATATAGTTTGACAGATATTGAAAATATGATGCCTTGGGAACGCGAGGTGTATGTGAATATGTTAGCAGCTCACTTACAAAAAGAAAGAGAGCGTATCGCAGAGGAACAACGTAAACGTTAATGGAAGGCAAAGCAGTTATTGAGTTTTTTAAGAAAGCAGTAAGTTCGCTTGTTGCGGGGGTAGCTGGTGCTGTCACAAATACAGACGAGGTAAAAATAGTTCCTGCCATAGCACCCATACCTATTAATGAAGTTGATACGACATATGGTAGAGGAGAACCCGTAGAGAGACCTGATAAGGAAGACGACTCAAAATATAAACAGATAGTAGAAGAGAAAATAAAAGAGGTAGCATTTAAGAAGAGTATGCCATACCAACCAGAGGTGGCATTGCAGAAGGGTGGTATTGTAAAGAGAGAAACTATTGCAAAAGTTGGAGAGAAAGAACCAGAAGTTGTACAACCTGTAAAGGACTATGGTGAGTCTGTAGAACTAATATACAAACAAGGTGCAGCATTAATAATAAGTTCATCACTAGGTTTTTTAAAAACATTACCTCCATCTCCTGCAAAAGCAAGTGTAGTAACAGAAGCAAATAAGTTAAAAGCATTTTTTGGTATAGTTGAGACACCTAAACCACAAAAAACAATTGGGTTAAAAGCACCATTGAAATGGTGGGGTGGCATGTCGTCATCAAAAACTGGTGCCATACCTCAACAGAAGAAAGAAGGGCAAGATCCAACAAAAGGTGGTGGAAAGGGCATGATGAATTTTGCTCGAATGTTCAAGAACGTAAAGAATATAGGGAAAAAATTAAAGTTAGGGAAAAAATTTAAGAATTTAAAATTAGGTAAGAAGATAAGAAACATTGTAGCTGGTGGTAAGAAAGCGACCAAGGGTATATCCAAGGTTGCAAAATCAGGTGGCAAACTATTAAAAGGTGCAAGTAAAGCAGGAAAGGCATTACTCAAAAAAGGTGCTAAGAAGATTGGTGCCAAGGTAGGTGCAAAAGCAATTGCCAAGGTAGGTACAAAAGCATTAGGTAAAGGACTATTGAAGAAGATACCTTTCGTTGGTATGGGTGCAGGATTGTTGTTTGCAGGACAACGATTGATGGCGGGTGATTTTAAGGGTGCAATGCTTGAAGCAGCATCTGGTATAGCATCTACAATACCTGGCGTAGGAACTGCTGTATCAGTGGGACTTGATGCTGCACTTGCTGCTAAAGATATGGGTGTGTTGCCAGGTCAAAAACAGGCCGAGGATCAACAATCAGGTATGCAAGCACCTGATCCTACTAAAGACATGTATGGTAGACCAATTATACTGAACCCATCAACCATGAAAGCATGGAAGAAGGCAGTTAACGCTGCAGCAAAAGATGGTATCAACTTGCCTATGAGTGTAACATCTTCATATAGAAGTCCAGAACAACAACAAGCATTAATAGATGCAGCATCTGCAGGAGATGAGAATGTCATAAGTCCTGCACCTGTAGGACAATCTCCACACGGACAAGGTTGGGCAGTGGATATTGATTACTACTCAAAAGCAAATGAGTGGATGCGAGAAAAGGGTAAGAAATATGGTTTCCAGTGGCAAGGTGAGAAAGATCCAGTTCATTTCGATCTCTATAATAATGAACCTAACGACAAATGGTTACAACCTGGCAAAAATAAATGGATACCTAACCTTGATGATCCAGTAGGAGCACCATCATCAGGTTCTGCAGCAGATGGTAAGAAGGATGTATCCAATATTACAGCACCTGGCACAAATGTTGCAAAAGAAACTCTAAATAATGAACCAGTTAACGTTGGATCTGGTGATACAGGGTCGATGACCAAAGGTGCAATATTGCCTGGCGGAGTTCAAATTGTTTATGTGGATAGACCAGTAACTATGCCAATTGGCACTCCTGAGTTCAACGAGTGGTGGACTAAGCAACACACAATAATAGATCCTCAAGGAAAGGGATCATATAAGTATGAGTTTGTATAGATGAAAGCATTACCTCCCGCAATGTCAAAACAAGGTGGTGGACTAGCAAAGTTCATTGCAAATCCCGATGCGATTGCAAAAGCATTTGATATCCCTGCATCTCAACAAACTGTTGATGTTACTGCCACAGATGTAACACCTAAACCTATAATAAAACCAAAGGTAGAACCACAACAAAATCTTGTACCAGACCCAGTTGCAGCAATGGGTGTAGATCCTAAGACTGGAGAATATTTGTCGAAGGAAGATAGAATAAGAAAATTTAAAGAACGTAGAGCAAAGAGGGCAGCAGGGATAGATCCTGATTTACCAGAGGCAGGAGAAACACCGAAAGTCGATAAGTTAGAGAATGCAGGAATAGATGAGGATCAAGTAAAACAAAAGGTAAAAAAAGATTTAGAAGATCAATTTGATATAGATCCTAAGACTAAGAAGGCATTTATGGATGCCTTAGCACTTCCTGCTAAATCTGCTGCTGTTGCAATGGTGGATTTACTAGAGAAAATACCCGCACCAAGTAAAGAAGCATCTAAGGTATTGAATAGAAATATAAATCAATTATCACAATCATTTAAGTTGGGTGCTGCTAGTTCTGAGGTTGCTAATGACGAAGAGGATAACGATAACAAAGAGGATAAGAAAGAAGGAACTATTCTTGGTGGTCTCTTAGGAAGGGCAGTTGAATTTATTCGTGGAAAGATGGGCGGTGGATCATCTGGTGGGGAAGGTGGAGTAGAACAGAGTAGTGCTATAGTTCCTAGTCCTGGCGGTGCTCTGGTTGGAGATCCTACGTCTGGACGACGTGCACCATACACAGGAACTGCTGATGGTATAGGTCTTGGCGATGGTACATCGGGCAGTAGAGCGATGCAACCCATTAAGAAACGTAAAGGTGGTGGTCTTGCTAAAAAATTATTTGGTTTGACACCGATGGGTATGGCACTCAATGCGGGTCAGGGTTTATTCAAGGGTGCGAAAGGATTAGCTGGCAAAGCAATGGGTATGAAAGATGGGGTGAAAAATTTAGCAAAGAAAGCATTTATGATGTCTCCTGCGGGCATGGGTCTTAAACTTGGCATGAAGGCATTTGGTGGAATAAAAAACATATTTGCACCAAAAGGTGATCAGGTTACTAATCTAACAGAATTAACTGATAAGACAATACAGGCAAATAGAGAAAATGCTGACTCTAAAACTCAGAAACAGATTGATATTGCCAGTGGAACAGGTAATGCTATTGCTAGTACACCAAGTCCTCCTCCAATGCAAGCAGAAGGTGGTGAACTTGCTCAACCTATGATAAAGGGATCTCCTTATATTGAAGCATACAATACAACTTCTCAATTCTAATGTCAGTTAATACACAGTCCAATTTTCAATTATATCAATTTTTGATTGCCGATTATCCTCCTATTGGCGTCAATCAGGTATTGTATGTCAGATATACTGAGGATATTATGTCTGCAACCATGCTCATGGAGGTGCAAATTACCGACAGTGAGACTGGATTTTTATCCGAGTTGACAGGTATGGAAAATGTATTCATACGTATTGGTGATAGTGAGGGTAGAACAGAGATTGGAGGAGAATATGTCATATATGATATACAAGATAGAAGAAATATAGGTGGTAGGTCATCGGCAGTTTTGATGTTATGTAAAGTTGATTTTTTAAATAATGCAGGAAATAAAATATCACGCAGATTTGGGAAAGGGCAAGGTGTAAAGATACATGATATTGTCAGGAAAGAGATATTAGGTGATTTGTTAGGTGTTTCTGATGAGAGAATGCAAAATTTTGAACCTTGTATCAATAATTTCTCTTTCATATCACCATATTGGAATCCATTTACATCTATAAGATGGTTAGCAGCAAAAGCAATACCAGCTGGAAAGGGCAGTGGTAAGGCAGCAAGTGCAGGATACGCATTTTATGAGACTAGATCTGGATATAATTTTGTATCTTATGATTCATTTGCATCTAAAGAACCCGTTATAAGAATGGTTGTAGGACATGAAGGATCAGAACTAGAAGATGAAGACGATAAAGGTATTCTTGCTGTGCCAACAGTTACGGTTGAGTCATCTGTTGATCTACTGAAAGGGTTGAACTTAGGATCATATTCAAGCAACGTTATGACTTTAGATCTTAGAAATATGAAGTATCAAGAATATCCTTTTAACATCAATAAATATTATCAGAGTGTTAGTGTAATGAACTCTAGAACAACTCCAGAATTTTACTCAGGATTCAACAACACTAGGACATATACTAGAATCATGTCAAAAATATCTGACTCTGCGTTATTTACTGAAGGAACATACACACAGGGGTTTACAAAACAATTATCACAATCCTCATTAAGGGAAAAATTATTTTACAACAAAAAAGTTGTGGTAGAATTTGTAGCAGATTATTCGTTAGAAATAGGTGAGGTTGTACAACTAGACATCTATAAAGGAACGAGTGAGAGAGAACCAGATTTTGCAAACTCTGGTAAATATGTTATTGGTCGAGTAGAGAGAACATTTAAGAGTAGTGAGGACAAAATGACCTCAAAACTCACATTATACACCGATTCTGATGGTGAAGAGACTCAATCATGATGAATGAAAACGTTGCTAATTTTATAGGAAGAGAAGGTTTCAACTGGTGGGTTGGACAGGTAGAGAATGATGGTAACAAATTTTGGAATGCTGAGATCAGTAGATTCGATTATTCAGACTGGGATTGGACTAACAAAGTAAAGGTTAGAATTGTAGGTTATCATAATCCAAATAGAAAAGAGTTACCTACTCAAGATTTACCATGGGCACAGGTCTTAATGCCACCCATATATTCTATGAGATCTGGCATGGGTTCTATTCACCAATTACAACTCAATAGTTGGGTTGTAGGATTCTTTATGGATGGAACTTCATCACAAATACCTATTGTCATGGGTAGTATTGCTGATGAAAACCCTAGTGGTGGATATGGTGTTGAAGGTGGTTTAGAACAGGGATTTGCACAATTAGCAACTCCAGATTATGATTTTAAACATATGAATGGTGATGGAAGTGCATCACCAAACACAGGTAGCACAGTTGAGGTAAATGAAGAGACTGGTCTTGATGAAGCACCAAAAAATAATGATGGACATACACATAATTCTACAGACAGTAAAAACGAACGTGGTGCAGCAAAGTTAGAGAGTGAGAAACAAAAGATAGCAAAAGAAAAACAAGAAGTCACTGTACATGTGGGTAACGGTAAATGTGGTAGTGAGACTGCTGCAAAATTAGAGGCACCTATGGCAGAGTTTATGAAATTTGCTCGTGGTGTAGAAAAAAATGAGATAGATCAGTTCATTAATAAAGCAACTGGTAAAGTTGTTGACATGGATTATGAGATTAATTTAGTTCAACAACGCATACAAAAGAAACTTACTGGATTGACCGCCAACATCAAAGGCGTAGTCATGGAAGAAACTAATAAATTAGTGCAAGATGGTTTAGATAAACTCAGCATACCAGACCCAGAATTAGATGTTGCAGTTAGAGAGCAACTTAAAAGTGTAGGTGATTTAGTTTCATGTCTATTCAAACAGTTGATAGATGAACTTGGTGATTTTATCAAAGGAATGCTTAGTGATCTGGTAGAAAACGTGTTAGACACCGCATTATGTCTTGTTCAAAATATGCTTGGTGATATTATGAAAAAGTTGATGGATAAGATTACGGGTGCGTTAGATGTATTGAAAGGTGTAACGGGTGCAATTAAAGGATCAGCACAAAAAATTCAAAACTTATTAAACAAAGTTGGTGACTTCTTAGATTTATTCTGTGACGGACAATTATCATGTTCTATTGGTGCGTCAGTGTTTGAGACAGGTATCGGTGCCAAACCAAAAGGATTAGAAAAAGCAGCAAAAGAAATATCACAATTCAAAATAAAACCACCTAATTCTGTATCAATTGTAGGAGATGCAAAACCTAAGAATGGATTTGTACCTGCTGTAGATCGTAATGGAGTCAAGAAAATATTTGATACTGTAAATGGATCATTAGTTGATTTAGATAGTCCTGCAGGAATTGCTACTGGTTTGACAGACAAAGCATTTGACACACGAGGACCTTTAGAGAAGTTTGAGGGTCTTAACTTCTATGATTCGTCAGGAAATATATCAAGTCAAGCAGTTAATTGTAACAATAGTATCTTGAACAAGAAACCATGCTTCCCAGAGATGGTATGGGATAATTTACAATCAACAAGTCCAGTAAAAGCATTGCCTATTGTAGATGATATTGGACAGATTCTTGGTGTGTTCGTGCAAAAGAAGGGATCTAATGTCAATACGGAAGCATCTGTAAAAGCTCAATTTACATGTAATGAACCAGAAGGTAGTGGTGCGACATTCAAACCAAATATTGTTAATGGTGTCGTAGATTCTATTGAAGTTACAAATCCTGGCATAGGATATGGATTTGATCCTGCAACTACATTTTGTCCTAATGAACAATATGGTGTGCTAGTTGATAAGGCAGGATTGCAAGAACATGTTAATGATGGTGAGTTTATAGAACAAATTACAGAAGGCAACCCTGACATATTGCAAGTTGTAGATGTTAACTATGATTCGGAACACATATTGATTACAACCATAGATCCAGATTTCAATCCAAACTTAGTTGTTGGTTTAGCGTTAAAAACTAAATCTGGACATGAGTTTATATTGAACTTCAATGATAAGTTTCCAACTCTAGTAATACCACAAGGTGCGACAGCAATTTATGCTAAGTGTGGTGATATCATTCCTAAAATACGAGATGTTAGTGTTATAAATGTTGGGATAAATTATGTAAATCCAGTCATAACAATAGGAACAGGATCTAAAGCACAGGAGATAGGAACTGCGACTACAGATTCAAAGGGTAGAATTGTGAAGGCAACTATTACAAAAACAGTCATAGGTTTTATTAAACCAGTAATAGAGGATAAAGGTACGATAAACAAATCAGGAACTGGAACTGGTGCTTTGTTAAGTGCTGTTTATACGTATACAAGTCCAAGAGAAATAAAAGAGAACAATATCTTACCACTCACACAATATATTGACTGTGTAGGGCATCCTATGATAAAATCAGCAAAAGAGGATGAAGAAGCGGGATTAACTGATACCTCATTTAATTTAATAGACAGTCAATTAGAGCAAACTACAACTGATAGTGATACAACTACAGTTTCTACTCCAACTGTTGCTGATCCAGTATCAACTCCTGTTACACCATCTACACCATCTACACCACCACCAAGTGCACCTTCTACTCCATCGACTCCCTCAGCACCAAGTGCTCCAAGTGCTCCATCTGCTCCAAGTGCACCAAGTGCTCCTAGTTCACCAAGTTCACCATACGGAGGTGGATACTAATGGTTCTTAATCCTTTTACTGGTGGAACGATTCTTAATAATCTTCTACCTAAAGTAAGAATACGATATCCTAGAAACTTTGTTCAGTCAACATCTGCAGGACATATGTTCGAGATGAACAATACAAGGGAAGGTGAATACATACGTTTGCTTAATGCTAATGGCAATTTTCTCAATCTGGATGAGAAAAATAATAATTCTCTAGTATCGTACAATGATACATATATTCTGTCAGACCATAACCTTGTTATCAGAATCGGCAAGGATGTAAAGAATGATAGAATGGCACTGCATGTGGTTGGTGATGTCAACATATACGTTGAAGGTGACATGCATAGTGAGGTTGAGGGTGATAGATTTGACAGAGTAAATGGCAACTATCAGATGCAAGTCGGTGGTGTATGCACTATTCAGTCAGATGAAAACTTAGCAATACAAGCTAAGAATGAGATGAAGTTAGAATCCAATGCCTACACAAACAAGACAACGTTCTTGGAGAATGATTTGAGTGAAGGCGGTTCTGTAAAAGAGAACGTAAAAGGTAATTATGAAATTAAGATACAAAAACAATCATCCACATTTTCCGTCAGTAGTGATGGTGATGTTCGTATGAGGGCAGATGGATGCCGATATGAAAAAGTTGGTGGCAATCATCTTACACAAGTAGGTGGTAAAGTTCATACAAAAGTGGATGGTGCTTCTAAATCATGTATCAAAGGAGGTGCATTCGATGGAATGATCTCTGACCCTGATAGTAATGCTTACAAATTAAATGTCACTGGTACAATCAAGGGAGATGCAACAGGCAATATTGACCTTGATGCTTCAGCGATATACTTGAATTGATAGCAGAATTCAATTAAACACATGACACAACACCATATGTCAGTAACCATGCAGGAAGCTAAGTTTCTTAAGAGTATTCTTGCAAAGCATTTAAACGATCACATAGAAGATCTAGTAAGAGAAGATAAGACAGAGCATGCGATGAAACACATGCAAGAAAACAGACAGGCAGGACTAGACCTTATAAGTAAGGTTGAGGATACAATCAGACGAGCAGCAAGGGCGGGTAATTCTACCTACTTTACAAACTCCTGATTACGTGCTACAATATTTTTGTATCTATTGCACAACCTAATGTTTTACGACGAAGAAGAAAAACTCGAAAAAGTCATAGTTGACATTACATCAAGATCATTTACACTAATAAGTGATAGTGGCGACACCAAACGCATTGATTGTAATGCAGAACAATTTATGAGAGTTTTGGATGTCGTCCGTAACATGTTAACAACTGAAGAAGTAACTTACGTCTAATGTCTTACAACAAAACTTATAGTGAAATCAAGGATCTTCTAAAAAATAATAAGAAGATTACTAAAGATCTTATGCTACAGATAGCACAACTTGCTATCAAAGAAACTCTAGGGGATAGAGTAGAGTATGACAATATCAAATGGGACAGTAAATTTATTGACCTAGAGGCAGACAGTCTTGACATGGTAGAACTTGTCATGTTTTTAGAAGAATGTTTTGGTATTGAGATTCCTGACGAAGAAGCAGGAAATATAGTCACAGTTGGTGACGCATGTGAAACAATCAAGAAGTGCAAAGCAAACAAAGGCAAGAAGAAAACAATAAACGCAGCAGCATACAAGAGTAAGCAAACTCCAGTTCCACATCCTGAGAGTCCTATGATGTCAAAACCGCCAGGTCAATATATCGGATCAAATCTTGCTAGTGAAGAAACAAAAGAAGCAATGGAAAGATTACATGAGGATATCCGAGAATCTAAAGTAGATGAAAAAGACGTTTAGTGAATGGTTTGAAGGTGAGTTCGATAACTGGACACAGGCAGCATCAAATCCTACAAAGTGGGCACATATAATAGTGAAACATGAGAAGATAGGTATGGATATGTTTCATACATCTTCTCGTTACAGTTACATGGATAAACCATACAGAGAACAAACTGTGGAAATAACAGAACCACATGTTCTTGGTGCAAATGTTCCTATTATAATAGTAAAAAATCCTGCATGCGACATGGTGTTTTCATTTGTTGAGGGTGGTAATTATTGGGAAGGTGTATCAGAACCAGAATGTACATATAAAAACAAACCATTAGAGAGTCAGGCAAGATTATATCATAATGAATATCACACATGGGATAGAGGATATTGGCAAGGTGCGGAAGGTTTCTTTACCTTCAAAAAGAAAGTATAAATAGACTTGATAGTATTATTGTAAGTATGTAGTGGCAACTCGTAAGATATCTGACCTGACATTATTAGGAGCAGACCAAGTATCCTCATCCGATACACTGCTGTTACTAGATAACTCAGACCCAACCGATCAAAATAAAAGATCTGCAGTAGGAAGTATTTTTACTGCTGTTCCATCTGGGACATTTATTTCACCTGGCATTCGTTTTGAAGGGAAGACATCTACTGGTCTATTCTCTACGGAACAAGGACAGGTTGGTCTTGCAATGGGAAACGCAAGATTAAATTTACAGAAGGTTGGAACCACTCTTAACATACAAGCAAGAGATGATGTTGATCAAAACTTAGACTTTACAATATCTGCACAGGGAACTGGAAAGATACGTTTGGGTTCTATATTAGCAATTAGTGATCTTAACTTTGTGATACCTAACTCATCTGATGAGACAAAGATAGCAAAGTTTAGTACAGCAAACTTGACATCAGGATTGACAAACATATATACATTTCCTTCCAATGAAGGATTGACTAATACAACTGATGAATTTGTAACACTCAAAGCAACACAAACTATTGAGAACAAAACTATTGTATCTCCTGTATTCACTGGAGATTTAAGTGCTGTTAACGTTATTATATCTGGAAATACTACACTTGGTGATGCAGCAGGAGATAGTTTGACTGTCAATGCAGCATCAATATTTGCTTCATCTGCGACATTTTCTAACACTATTGTTGCAAGTCAAGGTTTGACTCTCACTGGCGATATGATTATGAATAGTCATATTGATATGGTTGATGACAAGTCAATCAAAATGGGAACTGATGATGACCTTTCGATTTCGTATTTTGATGGAGTTGATACATCATACATCACTAGCACTGCTTCTCAGTTATTTGTGTCAAGTGATGTTGTTGAATTAAATGCTTCAAACCACACTACTAAGTATTTCAAGGCAAGTAGTACTGAATCTATCGTCTATCACAATGATGCTGCACGCATCACAACAAGTGCAACAGGAATTAACATTGGAGGTGCTATAGATGCTGTCACATCTATCACAGGCAGTGGCGACGTCGCTATTGCTACTGATAAGTTTACTCTGGATTCTACTACTGGTAACGCAGTATTCGGGGGTTCTATAACTTGTAGCGGTGATATACAAACCACCGCAGGAACCACATTCCAATTAGGTTCCAGTGCGTCTGCCAAATTAGGTATTGGTAGAGCAGCAACCACATATAATCTAGAAGTTGAAGGGTCTATATATTCTACAGGCTCTACAATCATTGCAGGAAACGGAACTACGGGTAAATTCATTATCCAAAAGGGAGTGGGTGGCATTGGTTTACACTTCACAGATAACACAGGAACAGATCAGGCGGTTCTATCGTCATCTGGTAACTTTGGTATCGCTAAGAGTCCTACATTTAGATTAGATGTTTCTGGTAACTCTAACATTGATGGTGACTTAACACTTACATCAACAAACCCTGCTGCAGGAGTAGGTGGTATATTGAATGCGAGAGAGATCATACTTACTGATCCTCAAACAGGAACTACTTCCACATTAAATGCAGAAACTGCATCTGGCGTCTCCAGAGGCAAAGTTTTCTTTTTAGCTAATTAAAAAAAATCATGGCGGTTAAACAAAATGGAGTCTTAGCAACCTTTACTCCAACAGTCTCAAAATATACCAATTTTACGGTTAATCCCAATTATCCAAGTAACTTGATAGCTGCATCTGGATATAACATTTATACTTGTCCTGCTGCTACGTTGACAAGTGGAAAACTGGTAGTTTCTAATAATACAGGTGGTGCTTTGAATATAGATGTCGGTATAGTAGAACAGACAGATGTTATACAACTAGATTCCTTAGCGTCAATTCCTGGTTCTCAAACTAATTACGGTAGTATACAATTTTCTTCTAACTCTCCTACTTCATATACTACATCTATTGTAGTAGAAGGTGGTGGTGTTACTGGATCATTTCAAGTCGGTGAGTCTGTAAGTTGGACTAATACTAACACAACTCCACAAGCAAATACAGCGGTGGTTCATAAATGGGATTCAGTAAATAGTAAATTGTGGTTAAGAAACATGTCTCAACCAAATGGTTTAGATGTAGCGGGCGATATTACAATAACAGGTGGTACATCAAATGCTACCATATCTGCAGGTCCTTCATACGCAGGATCAGGTGGCACACAAGGATGGGCTGGTTGGGTGCGTTTCTATGACTCATTAAATGGAAGAATATATTTCTTAAATCAAGAGTTTAGAAACAATATTGATCATTCTGTTCTCTTTGATACAGTCAATGAGAATCGTGAACAAGCAAACAACAACCTTAATAGATCATTAGCAAGAGTTTTTAGACCTGTCGAAACAACACAAAAGAGATATGCTGCAGGAGGAACTACAACTCCTGTGACTGAATTCATATCACAAAATGATATTGAATGTCCTATAGCTAGTGTAACTGCTATAAGTGAAGAACAATACCTTGTTCAAGATAAACAGGTTGCAGACAATGACATCTTTGAATTGAACGGTATTGTGCTTGGCACATATCAATCACTTTATGTTAAATCAACTGGAGCACTAACCTTTTCCTTCATAGGATTTGAGGAAGCTGCTGAAATTCCTTCATAACAGAGTATTAAAAGATGGCACTTACAAGACTAAAAAACGTCTTTACATCAAAAACTGGACGTTGCTTATATGTCAACTCAGATGATTTTGATGCATCTGACGCATTTGACAATAGAGGTAACTCTCCTAACCGTCCTTTTAAGAGTATACAAAGGGCATTAATAGAAGCAGCTAGATTTTCATATAAAAGCGGACAATTTAACGATACATTTGAATCGTTCAGTATAGTATTATATCCTGGCGATTATGTTATTGACAACAGACCTGGCACAAATACATCTGGTCAGGCATTTATCCCCTCAGATATTGCTGAATTAAGTGCATCAAGCGATATGACACTGGTGGATGATAGTGGTAACATCAATCCAAATAATATTCTATACAAATTTAACTCAGTAGATGGTGGTGTCATAGTTCCTAGAGGTACGTCTATTGTAGGTATGGACTTACGTAAGACAAAACTACGTCCTCTATACGTGCCTGATCCTTCATCTGGAGCTATCGGTGGTAGTGCAATATTTCGTGTAACTGGTGGATGTTATTTCTGGCAGTTCAGTTTCTTTGATGGTATAACATCTGGTGTGTATAAAGACCCTGCACAACCAAGTGCATCTTCACCACCAACATTCTCTCACCATAAATTAACATGCTTTGAATATGCTGATGGTAAAAATATTCAAAGTTCAAAAAATGGAACTGATGGTAACGCCTTATCAGTAAGTGATCTTCAACTATACTATCAAAAAGTAGCGAAGGGATGGGAAGATATCCCTGACAGTACAAGTGTCATATCTGCTGATGAATTACAGGCACGTGTAGAGGAAAACAGAATTGTAGGTCCTAATACAGCAGGTCCTAAAACAATCAATAGTGTTGTTACTGACTTCGTTAGCACAAACGTGTTTACAACAACAGCAGAAGTAACAACAGGTGATGCTCATGGATTCTCAGTTGGGACACCTGTATTGATTGAGGGTGTTACGGGAACTGATGCGTCAAGATTTAATGGATCATTTTTCATTAGTGCAATACCAACACCGACCACATTTAGATATACTATTAAAAACCCTAGCACAGGTGCACCATCTGGTAACCCAACAGCTAGTGGGTCAACAGTAAAAGTTGAAGTTGATAACGTAGATAGTTCATCACCATACATCTTTAACATATCTCTTCGTTCTACGTGGGGTATGCAAGGTATGCATGCTGATGGTAGTAAAGCAACTGGATTTAAATCCATGGTTGTTGCCCAGTTTACTGGGGTATCACTTCAGAAAGATGATAATGCCTTTATTAAGTGGGATGGATCAGCATATATTGCAGGATCACACACTGATGGAGACAGTATATACAAAGCAGCATATAGGAACTTCCATGTTAAAGCATCTAACGACTCAGTTATCCAAGCTGTTTCTGTGTTTGCTGTTGGTTTCGCTGACCATTTCGTCGCTGAGTCTGGTGGTGACCAGTCCATTACGAACTCTAACAGTAATTTCGGTTCATGTGCATTAAGAGCAAAAGGATTTAAGAGTGTTCCATTTACACAAGATAAAGCAGGAACCATAACTCATATTATACCACCACAAAAATTAGCAAGAACATATGCACAAGCAGGAGGAAATACAGATTTTACTCTTGCATTTAACAGTAGAACTGTAACTTCTAACACCACTACACATGGTATTGTAGCTGGTGATTATGTAAGATTTGGAACTAGCGATCATCCAGAATCATATCTCGTTGAGTCAGTCAATGGGGCAAATGGTGCGTTAACATTAAATAGAGGTTATAGAAATATCAGCGGTGCAGTAAGTGGATCTGGTCAAACTGCATTTAAAGGAACTATTAGTGAGATACCTGTTGGTTATGTTGCACTTGACGTTCAAAAAATACAAGACAACGCATCACAAGGTAATCAGGCATGGACTATTAACCAATCTGGTATACAGGTAGGAGATTCTAGAATTAATGGTGGCAATTCATACTTAGCAACTGCTGTATCTGGATCTGGATCTACTGCAGGAGCAGGATCAGGACCTGTACATACCTCTGGCGTGGTTGTAGATAATGAAGTTACATGGGCATATACTGGTGCAGTCAACACCAGATTATATCTCTATGGATATACCTCAGTAGCAACAAAACCACCATTCAAACTACAAGGTTTTAGCATTGGTGCTAGAAAACAAGACAAAATATATGTTTCTTTGATTGATGGTTCTACTCAAGCTACATATTCTGCATTAATATCTCCCGATGGCACTGCATCTCCTGCTGATGACAAATATACTGACATAACAGTTCAAGGATTTACGCCAGGCGATGTCAATCATCCATTACAATATGATACATATCACCAAAACTGGTATCTTAGGGTAACTGCTTCTACATCTGGCGATGCAAATGTTAATGGAACCACTGGATATAAAGGCATTCATTATCATCTAGGTGATGAAAGTTTCTATGCAAACTCATTATTTACTGGTTCATCATATACACAACGTATTGCTGATAACAGATCATCAAGAGATAGAACTTACAGGGTTCGTTATACAGTAGATAATGGAACAGAATTGTCAAGAGAACCGATTAATGGTTATGTAATTCAACCAAGAAACGTTCCCACAGGTCAATCTTACGGAGATGTATATTACATCTATGATATACAGGTAGAACAAGAACTTAAAAAATCAGTTCAAGATGGTATTTACTACATGACCGTCTTGATAGGTAGTATATCACCCACAAATAGCAATTTAGATTTATTCTCATTTGCACAAAATATCAATAATTTATATCCTACCTTAGATAAAGATAATCCAATAGAAGATCCTTCTCAAGCATCATCTGTTGCAAGTAACGTTACTGTTGGTCTAGTTGAGACAACTAATCCTGCTACGCCAGGCGTAATTGATCTATCATTATCAATTACCAAAGAATCTATGAGTAGTTGGATTTTAGAAAATAGAAACAACTACACTAACTCATCATCAACTGATCCATCTGTAGAAGGATACATCACTCTTGAAGCAAGAGATGGTGAAACTAATGAAGTCGATAAGTCACTACGAATGATAGAGGTCAACTCTACAGGTGGTACAGCGACTGAACTTAGACGACCTAGTATCCTAAGATCAGGTAACCATACATTTGAATATGTTGGTTTCGGACCTGGCAACTACTCTACTGGTCTACCATCTGTGCAGAACAGAGTTCTTACTGATGCTGAGACATTACTAGCACAGTCACAGAAGGAAGATGGTGGTATCGCATTCTACTCTGGTCTTAACAGTAATGGTGACCTATTCATTGGTAACACTAGAATCTCTGCTGTTACTGGTGAGGAAGCATCACTTGATACTCCATCACTGTCAATCGTTGGTGAGACTGCAAACTTACGTCCTGTATTTGATGAGATTATCATTAGAGATAAAATTACAGTTGAAAACACACAGTTGACCAGTGTATTCAAAGGTAATGTTGAGATTAACGAAGAGTTAACTGTAACTAAATCCGCTGAGGTTGCTGACCTTACAATCAAGGGAGAGGCAGCTAATAACGAAGCAACTAAAAAAATTAACGTTGTAGTAGGAACACCAAGCACATCTGCTGCAGCAAACACAGGAGATATAACACTCTTAGGTAACTTCACAGATGGTGAGAATCTAGGATTTTATTGGACGGGTGCAGCATGGGCAAAATATGGTTTAACTGACACTGGTAATTTAAAAATTACTGGTGGTAGTGCATCTGGTTCTACATGGAATGATGGTGCAGGAGACTTACAATTCAAGAACGGGTTGGGTATTGATATTCAATCAACTGGTACATTACAGGTAGGCACAGGTTCTACTACACTTGGTGGTAGTCTAACAGTCGGGGGAACCTCTGAGTTTAACAACGCAGTTAATGTTGATGCAAACTTCGCAGTTAGAAATGGAACGACTGACAAATTTACAGTTGCAGCAACCACAGGTAATATTGTAACTGAAGGTAACCTAACAGTCAATGGTAATATTGATTTAGGTAGTAACACGTCAGATAGTTTAACCATATCAGCATTAGTTGACTCTGATATTGTACCAAGTGGAACAACTAGAGATTTTGGTAGTTCATCAAATAAATGGAGAGATGGACATTTCTCAGGCACATTGTATGCTACTGGAATATCTGGTGTAACTTCAATAAGTGCTAACGTAATAGGTAACGTAACTGGTAACCTCACTGGTGATGTAACAGGTAATGTATCGGGTAACGCAGGAACTGCAACTGCACTACAGACTGCAAGGAATATTGGTGGTGTATCATTTGACGGAACTGCTAACATAGATTTACCTGGCGTCAATACTGGTGGTAACCAAGATACATCTGGTAATGCTCAGAGTGCAAGCACTCTTTACCATGCACAGCAAAACAACAATACTAATTATCAACTAACATTTACAAGTTATAACTCACCATCGGGTATAAGCACACAAGCGGTTGATACTGATTCTAGTCATCTACAGTATAATCCTAGCACTCAATACCTATCTGGATTAAATATACTTGCTACTACCGTATTAGCAGGAAACTTTGGAACTGATGACCAGAACGCATATGGTGCAAGGACAGTATCTACCAGTAATCCTAGTGGTGGATCCGATGGCGACATCTGGTATAAGTATTAAGGAGATATTATAAATTATGGCAATACCATACAGCACCACAAACACAGGAACTGATGTTCGTGCAGTAATGAGACATAGTTCCATTAAGGTAAATGGATCATGGCAATATCTTGAGGACATACAGATCAAACATGCAGGAGCATGGCGTGACACTAAGGAAGTATATGTAAAACAAGGTGGCACATGGAGAAAAGTTCACGAGGGTGAGCATTTCTTATTCAAGTATGATGTATCGTCAACTGGTAATGGATTTGATTTAGACCCTTATCTTATCAATAATTTAGGATATACTGGTAATAAAATTAAAGGTTTGATAACCATTAAAGCAAACGTGACATGTAAACAACTTACCATTGGTAATTTTTCTAGTGATTCTCTGATATATCTAAGATTAGAACTTAATGCTAGAATACAATCACGAGGTGGTAACGGTGGTAACTCAACTGGTGCGGGTTCTGGATCAGGACCTAATGGTTCTAACGGACAACGTGCCTTTTACACAAGAACTCCTTTTATTCTTGACAACGCCAGTCTCATAGCTGGTGGTGGTGGCGGTGGTGCAGGAGG